TCAGCCTGCCCTATGGCATGGCTTTTCATTAAGTCGTTGTCCAACTCCATCAAATGCTGTGACGCTTTACCAGCCGTCATTTTGCCGTTGAAGATAGGATTAATCTCTAAGGACTTATATCCTTCTGTTACCTTCTTATAGGCAGTCGTCTTTTTGAATTGGTCAAAGCTGCCAGTAAAATTGCGCGCTACGCTAAAAGCATCGTCAGACGATTGTTTAATGCCTGCGTTAATCTGGTCCCAACTTTGATTGCGTTGGTTCTCAAATTGGTCGCCAACCATGTTGGCATAGTGCTGACCGCCTGTATGATAATAGGCATTGTAAAGGGCTAGACCCTGCTTGCCGCCAATGTTGTCACGCGCTGCATTTGCCTTGCCAACATAATATTCTTGAAACGCTTGTGGGTTGCCTTGGAACTTTTGACGCGCCTGCAACAAGTCATCAGCAATCGTCGTATTCGCAGCTTGGATGGTCGAGACAGTAAGCGCATGGCCCATCGACTGAATATTAGCGCCACTTGCAGCGCCAGATGCACCCATCGCTTCTGCGCTACCCTCAGGCGGAGCAACACCACCAAACAAATTAGAAAAGAAGTCGCTGCCACCTGCCGCTGTGCTTGGTCCTTTTGCGCCAAACAAAAAGCTGCCAGAGCCAGCCGATAACGGAGTTAAACTGCCTTGGTCATCGCGGCCAAATGTAATCTCTTGCGCACCGCTACTCTCAGCCTCATTCTCAGCCTTAGTTATGCCTCCGCCAATACCTTTGCCCGCGCTTTCAATGCCAGCGCCAAGAGCTTCAAGACCTTTACCAGTGCTGACCTTTTGCTGTGCGAGACTTTCCCAATAACGACCGGGAAGCTGCATTTGCTTATAGTCAGCAACGACCAGCGGGTTATTGCGTTGTCCGAATAATTCCATGTCTCACCTATCCGAATAAGCCGCCAAGACTTCCAAGGCCACCAATCATCGAGCCTATTCCCGCCATGCTTCCGGCTGCCCTTGTCCTGCCCGCATTGTCTTGCGCGTTCATCATCGACAACATGCCGCTCATCAATAATAGTTTGGCTTGGTTGCGGTCTTGCTCAGACTGCATGTAACCATTCCATTGTTGTTGTGCGCGCTGCGTATCGTCCATTGTCTGAAAGCGATTTTTAACGGCATTGTTTGAAGGGCTATCAAATGAAGAACCAGTGACAGCCATAACGGCATTTATGTTCGCCATTTTTTCAGCGGTTTGCTGGCGCAGATATGTATCGGTCTGTGAATTCTGCAAATCGGTCAATGAAGCTTCAATGTTCATTTGACCAGCTTCCCACCAATCCTGCATACCAGTGGCAACGCCTTGCATCTCAATATTCTTGGCTTGGGTTTCCGCCTCTTGCATTTTACCCATGCCACCAAGGACGCCACCCGCGACGCCCGTTAAAGCTCCTATGCCCGCGCCGACACCCATTAGTTTCCAACCTCCAATGAGACTTCGCAGATAGTAATTGGACCCGGACGATGCTTGACTATCTGAATAGTCTGCTTCCAATCGCGTCCTAATTTGCGAATACGAAAAGCCCCATCCAACAATGTCGGCTGTGCAGAACCATCGTTGCCCCAAACATTTGTCGTGAAGACTTTATTGTCCACCATAAAGTCAGTCGCGCCAGTAACATTGACGTATGCGCGAGCAATGCTCAAACGCTTCGTCCTGTCTCCAACTCTGTCAAAATAAGTCCAAGGAACAAACCTAGACGGCGTAAACAAGCCACCAACAAGATTAGGGAAACCTATGTTTTCACTAGGGTCTGTAATCAAAAAGCCATTCGCATCAATTGGGCGCTCGCCCAAATCACGATTGCCATCCATTAAACTAATCATTGTCCCGGCAGGAAGATGATAAAACGGACCTTTGCCAGCGGGAGGATTAGCCTGTCCATTGTCTTGGTTCACAAGCAAAGCATGGTCAAAATAAAGCTTCTCGCTTTCAACCTCTACTGTATAAACCTGCGTTCCAGACGTAGGATATTGCGTCGTAAAATAGACGCTTGAACCTTTGGTCGTCACCCATTTGACAAAGCCTTGGCTTGTCCATGGCGCCCATCCAATAAACATTGGCTGACCATCGCCACCAAATGCGGCCTTACCAACAACGCAAGTGCCATCACCATTCACAACATAGACATAACGCTCTGGCCGTTCGCCATCACCTGTCGTAATCGCTAGGAACACAGGGTCGGTAAACAGGTCATAGTGAAGGTCTGCAACGTCGATAGCCAGAAACGGGCGCGTGATAGAACCCGTCGCACGAATAGCGCCTACGCGGTTCAAGCCTTGGTTGATAAACAAAATAGCATCTTGGATGGTAACAGGCCGAATGTTCGACACGCCGTCATCCGCTATTTTGTCAAAGAACAATGTTCCAGGCTGCAATGGCGCGGAAGCAGAAATAGGCAAGAAATAAACGCCACGATAAGTAAAAACGAACTCACCTTGCTGCCATCCGATTAAATAATAAATCTGAGGGCAACCAGCAATTAACTCAAATATTGACGAGTTTGCGTTAGCTCCTGCACCGGGATTAAGACCAGACGCAACGCTATCAACCCAAAAGCCAAAAGGGTCGCCAATCTGCGACCAGATGATAGCATTTTGCGCTTGTGGAAAATTACAAAACACAACGCGGTCACGGTCATAAGACACAGAAGCAGGATAGCCACTTGTCGATGACATGAAAGCTTCCGCCCATTGCAGCGTTGGGCTACCGGGGTCAGCAGGACCAACCTCTGTAATCTTGGATGAACCATTAGGGCCAACAAGAAAGTCTGCGTCAGAGCCAGAACTCGGAGTAATCAAATCAGCGTTATAGACAAGCTGTGTCGTCATAATGCCGATGACTTGGTTTGTGGTTACGTTTACAGAGCCAACCTCAAACTTGATGGAAGACTTAACCGTCGAACAAATCTGACCGGGATAAAAGTTCCTAGCATCATCCACTGTAATCGCAATGCTATCCGGCAGTCGTTGTTGTATCTTTACCTCAACATTGCGACTGTCAGTGTATTTTGTAATTGTGCATTGCTGACCAACAATAGACAGCGTTTGACCAACCATGTCTTGCGTAAAAACAGTATCGGTCGCGCTGACATTTGCCGCAGTCACAGTCGCGGTTCCAGTTGTCGCGCTATATGAAAGCACAACGCCTTGCGACACACGGCGATAAAACGGCTGCTTCGTTACGCCTTGGCTAACCTCAAAAGCAAAGTCGCCATAAGTCCAAGTAAACTTTGTGCGGTCCCAAAAACAACAATAAGGCAGAATAGTCGTGCCATTAGGGTCTCGATAGCAAATGATAATGTCGTCTTGGGCTTGCGTCCAATTAATCAGATTGAGCGTCTGCTCTGTCCAGATAAGACGGTTGGCATCCTTGAACCCGGAAATAAAATTACCCACCAAGTCATATATCTCAACGCTATTCGGGCCAAAGCGCAACATGAACTCTTGGCCTGTCGAAACGCGGAAATATTCTCCGCGATAGCTGTCGGCATAATAAATAGCGCCTCGGCCAGGACGCTGAATAATCTGGCCCGTCGCCAATGCGCGCCAATTCTCAACAACATCGCCGCCAGTTTTAAAGATGGGAATATCATTGCGACGGCGCGCGGCCTCGTTAATCTGACCCCCACCAAAATCAACTTGAATGTCTAGCTCTGTCTCACTCAACGCCAATATCCCGCCACTCGGCGCTTCCAGCGCGTTTCATATAATGGCGACTTGAACATGGCCCGTCCTGGCCTCTCCTGCGCGTCGCGTGAAGCCGCCCGTTGAATAAACTCTTCGGCGTATTTCTCGACGGCAGTAGCCGCCTGTAAATTTTCATTCAGCGAACGATAGATTGCGGCCTCAATCTTTTTTCTCAAAGCAACCCGGAAGCCGAACGACCATTCGTCATTGGGCTGTGGGAACGGCGTATATTGAGCCTTAACGCCATAAGGCGCGCGAGTATGGATATGGTCATTCAAGACCTTGTATTCTAGCTGCGGAGGATAAGCCTCTTTCGGCAAATGACAGTTTGGCGGAAGCGTTTGCTCATACCGCTCAATATCGTCAATACGCCAAACATTTTGCAGAAACATACAGTCGGCAGGCTTGGCAAACTCATCCGTCATACCAGGATATTGACTGTCGCCAACGCGCGTTAGCTCTGCAAATGAAGTCGCAAAATTCCAATCCCGTAAATAATAAAGCTCTGGAACAATCTGCTCAAATGCGCTGTTCGCCACAATCCATTCTGACGAAGTATCGTCATACACATTAACCGTATTGTTATTCGTATTGATAAGCGCCTCGTTAATTAACGATAGGCGGTCTGACGTTGGGATAACGCGACCAGATGGAGACGCAACGGGATTTCTGGAAATAGGTATCGTCATGCAACCAAATTGCTGTGCGTGACCCTTTCTCTCAACGCACCCCGTAAAACAGGAAAGGCCGGGATTGCTCCCGGCCAAACCCACTACTCTTGTCCGTCCTACACTTACTCTTTACTAAACCGTCTTGCGAATAGAAGGCTCGACCTTAACAGGCTTAACCTCTTCCCAAGCTGTCAGTTTATACTGGTCGGGAAAACGGCGAACAGCATCACGCGCATCAATCGCATACATGCTAACTTCCGAAACCTGACCATTAGCAGGGTCTTTGTAGAAAATCTGAACCAAAGCTTCCATTTATTAACCTGCGTCGTAAGTTAGCCAACCATTGACTGTCGCTGATGGAGCAGTTCCATTAACGTCAATCCATGAACGGATATAACGATAAACAATCCCCGAACGGAAGTTCAAAAGAGGAATGTAATCCGTTTCTCCACTGGTAACAGCGGGACTTGCGCCAATTGGAACACCTGACGGAGCCAATGCTGTGCGAGACGCGCCGTAGTCTTGAACACTGAGCATTTCAACATTGCCAGCGCCAAAAGCAGGGTCATTCGAGCCAAGGATATAAACAGTATATTCCTCAGTTCCGGCAGACTGTTTACGGGAAACCCAGTCGATAACCCAATAGCCATCGAACAAGCCGGGGCCAACATCAAGCTGCGTAGGCTGACCACCACTTGTAAAGTAGCCGGAAGCCGTAAACGTCTGAGGCGTTACGCCACCCGTAAAGCAGGTCTGCGCATCAAATGTGCCGACCTTAGTAGGCGCATTAAAAGGCATTGGTGCGCCGTTATTACCAATCCATGGACCTAGTGCCATTGTCGTGTTCTCCTTGCGTTAAATTACGCTGCAATCTTGGCAGCGGTTACGGACGTAAGGCGAGCGACCGAACGAGGATGTTCGCGGGCGATACCCCAATCCCATTTGATATGCGTCGAGCTGAATGGCGCACCAATCAACTGGCCCTCTGGACGGACAGTGATAGGCGTCTGCTCAATGCCATACAGGCCACCATCGCGGAGGCTGATGCAGTAAATAGAAGCCGTCTGTGCAGCACCGCCGCCAGCAGGAACTTCTGTGAAAGGAAGCATGTCAGGGCTGTCGTCAGGCTCATAACCAAACAGAATTGGCAGGCCATTGAACTTCATAACACGGCGACCAAATGGGTCTTTCTCATCCGAGTAAACAACCGCATTGTTGGTGACAGAAGCGTCACGCGCAGCGGCGTCAAGATAAGGCATAAGACCGCGAGGCATAAGCCAATGCGTTGGCTTATTAACCAGCCAATAAAGAATGGACAGGTTAGCAAGCGAGAGAGGACCACCGCCAGCGGTCGTCGAATTGTTCAGCAAGTTGCCGCCCGTTCCTGC